ATAATTAACTTTTAATCTGTCCTTTTAGTTGCCCCTCCATTTGGTTTAGGGCTGCGTCTGCTCGCTTGTTTCCGTAGGAATCATCAGACAATATCTCTGCTGTATCGAGCTTAGATTGGTACTGGATTTCAGCAACCTTAATTCTAGTTTCGTTATCTAGCTTATTCATATCAACTTCAATCTGCTGTTCTTGAGCTTTAGCTTCTGCCTCTGCTTGAGCTTGTTGCCCCATAGCTTCTTGTTGTTGTGCTTGCATTTCTTTAGCAGCTTCCAATCCTCTTTCAAGTATATGTTCAGATTCAGTTAATGTATCAGCCTTAAATATTCTAATAACATCTAACATATCTATCTGACCACCTTGTAGGGCTGTCTGAGCTAACTGAGCAACAGCAGCTTTCATTTCCTCGTCTTTACCACCATCACCTAAGAATACACCATAGTCATTAAGGGATACATCTGGTAGTATGGAGATGAACTTGTATGTTCCATCACCGAATACCGTAGCAGTCTTCTTACCTTCAGCCCATGCGATCTTCATTAGGTTAGCGCAACGCATTAATACATCTTGCTTAACCATATCATGCGACCAGAACCAAGACCTAGTAACTGTAGCTGACTGTACAACAGCTCGCTTAGCGTTACCTACCTGTTCGTACTGCTCAACCTGACCTTCACGTTGTTTAGTAACACCAGATACCTGCCCAGCCATGTCTTCCAACATCACTTTGAGGTTTATTAGTTGTTGTACCGAACTAGATAATGTAAAGTCAATCTGCTGGAATTGATTAAAGGTTTGGGCTTGCATACCCTCATCCTTAGAGTTTATAGGGATAATACCATCATTCTTAATGTGGTACATTACATCCTGCATATTCATACCTAAGTTAGCAGGCATCTGAGCTACATCGTAGACAACAGCTTTACCACCAGCACGAGCCATAGATAATTCTATGTGATACATTACTATATTGTAAAGCATCTGTACATTCTTAAGTAAATCTACCATAGATACAGGGTTTCCTGTAGTATGATTTCTTATAACCCCAACATAACTTAAATTGGCAGCTCCAGGATCATCTAATGCTCTTATTTGATTAGGCACTCTCTGTGCGTTAACCATCATGGTGCCAGCAATCTTAGTTGCTTGCCATATATCATCAACGACAACCTTACGAACTTCTTCGCCTTTACGTTTCTTGTATTTATCAGAAACCATCTTTCTAAATGGCTTATCGTCGTCGTGCTTATTCTTACTAATCTTATATTGTATCTTTCTTAAAGACCTCCACTCTGCGTGAATAACTTTAACCCTAAGATCACCAGCAATACCTCTATCAAACCATGTTCTGTTTGAATCATTAAGATTATCACCTCCACCTTGCTGAGCTATAGACTCTATAAGCCTCATGTCCTCGTCAGACAACTCTTCACCAAACTCATCTATTACATCACTAGGAGATAACCATCGCTCTTCAGCAATCCAGTTAGCCTCACCTAAATCATCAGTCTCACTAGACAAGTCAAAAGTTAAAGCTCTAGGATCAACTCTTCTTACTTGAGGATCGCCATCTCGTATCTCTATACGATAACATTCCTTTCCTGTAATAAGTAAATCCCTAAATCCTTCTTTAAACTTATTCTTAACCTTATATTTGTTGGTTAAAAACTCTAAACCATCTTGAACAGACTCCTCTATAGACTCTCGGTAATTATAACGCATGAAAGTATCTATGTCTTCTGGAATTGGAATGTCCTGCCCTTCAGCATTAACGTCCATGCCTTGTTCCTTCATCTGATCTCTAACCTCTTCAAGCAGCTTGTTCATAACCATAGTGACCTTATGGTCTTCCTTACGGTTTATAGCTTCTTGATTTATCGTAACTACCTTAGTATCAAGAGGTCTGTGTAAGTCCTCTCCTAATAGTAAATCTATCTTAGGTTGAACGATAGGATAGTTAACTAGTCTAGCTGGATAACTTGCTCCGTACTGCTCTGTTAGATATTTATAATCTTCTTGATTGAACTCACCATTATATATCTGGTAGTTCTTTACATCTTTAGCTACGGTAGCCTTTAAGTGTGATGAGCTATAAACCATAGCGTCAAGCATTTGCTCGCACCACTTCTCGTCCTTCTTAGAATCTGCTATCAGTTGACTAGGGAAATTCTTCATTATCTTATGTGTTTAATAGGTGTACCATTACTGTCGTTTTTGTAGTATGAGAATCCGCTCTCTTTTATAGCATCAGTCTCTATGTTCTTAACTTCGATTGCAAAGTTATCATTTTCATGTATAAGACACAAACCAAAAGCTACAGCCCTATCGGTGTTCCTTGAACCCCAGTCGCATAGCTCATCTAAGAGGTCTATGAACCATATGTCATCAGCCTTTTCCTTAATATAATCATACATCAATGACTCCATATACGCCTTAACTTGCTTATTCATGTGCACTCCGTAGTTATTTCTTGTCTTAGTTCCTGGAGAGTGTGCGCTACGAGGTTTTGCCTTTAAGTACCTCTTAGCCTTGTTTCTAAGGAAATAATCTAGTATACCTATCTTAGTATACTCCACTAGCATTTGTGCGTTGTAATATACAGCTAATTTTAGACATCCTTCGAAAAACATGTCAGCAGTTTCAGGTCTATCTGTATATTCTGCTATTGGTAGCCTGTATGGTACGTTAGTATTCTCTATTCTACGAAATATCATAGCACAACCTAAAGAGGGTGCAGCACCAGCTTGATCTTGATCATAACTGTCAATACCTCCAATATCTAGTCCAGATAAATGAGGTTTAGGTTTATGCAGTATCTTATAGGGACCGAATGGATGAGGAGTAAATACAACCTTGTTAGTTATACCAGTATCATCTATTACCCAATCAAGATTACCCTTTGTTATATGCTGCTCAGGATCCTTCAGGTCTTGCACGCGACCTCTTTGTTGATTAAGCAATGCTATATCAAACCTTGAGCCTTTAGTCTTTAAGAACGCCTCCTGTATAGTTAGTGGATAATTTTGTATATGTAAATTATATGCCTTACTATCCCCACCACCTTCGAGTATCTTCTCTCTTGCGTCTTCGATAAACTTACGAGCTGCTGGTTCGTCATCGACACCTGTTATAGGGCTAAAGTACCCATGCAAAGCAACAGACGCAGGAATAAACATAGGGATAAGGCTAAATGCATCAGCATTATAATACATATCCATAAAATCAGCAGAGGCAGCATCAATATCACCACCAGTACCACCAACCACAGGAACACCGAATTGCTTAGATCCATCCATGAAACAAGCCATAGAAGACATATAAGCATTCTTCAATCTCTTGAACTCTCCAGCCTCCTCAAATATCATTATAGATAAACGCTCTCCTTTATAAACTTCAGGATCATCCATCGTTCTACAGTGTATCACAGATTGATAACCACTTATATCCCAACGACCTTCAGCATTCTTCTGCTTATACCCAGCTCTTAGCGTATCTTTAGTATCCTTTAACCAACCATGCCTAAAATTAGGATGCTGATTCATCAACCCCTTCTTAACCTTATCAAAAAATGAATTCGCAGTAACCCCTAATCCCGCCGCAATTCCGACCTCGGAATGCGGAAAGAATGTAAACTCATGCGCCACCAACCCTGAGTTCATATAACTAAACCCTTTATCACGAGCCTTAATAACGATCATCCCTTTACCTTCCTTCCTACAGGCATCAAAGAGCATAAAATACTCAAGATCCATATCTCTATACCACGGATATATAAGTGTCTTACGATTACCGTCTGTACCGTCGTTACCTAATATCATATAGTAGTTAAGGTACCAATAGTAGTTTCCAGGTATCCACTCTCCACCAATAGGTTTATAGCCATGAATACATCGGTGCATTTCCTCTTCCCAGTAGTCTTGATATATTAAACTATCGGTGTCGAGTTTGGGATGCCCATGATTGGGTATAGGTCTATATTGTTGTACGTCGAATCTAGCAGCCATTAAGCGTCTTTTAATCTAACAGCTCTATCCTCTAGGAAGCTAAGCTTTTGTTCACCACTAATAACCTTTCTTTCTCCACGTCTCTCTATAGCTTCTATCAAAACAGTACGGGTACCTAATAGCTTTTCAATACCTATCATTACCTTCTGTAAGTCTTCAGCAGTCTCTTGGTCTAATACCCAATTATTAATAAGTGTAGTGTATTGGTCTAGCTTTCTATTAAACGCTCCTAGTTGATCATCTAAAGGATCTCTTTGTAATTTCTTATACTTGTCAATAGCTGCGAGCATCAAAGGGTGTTTAATGTCAGCCCATTCAGGCTTCCCAGTCAAGTCCATGCAGATTTGCCTATTCCTATCCCTTTCATTCAAATACCTATATGGAGAATCGTAATCCTGACTCAATGCTATATACCTAATAGCTCTATCACCAAGCTTCTTATCCTTTAAGACCTTGAAGAATTCTGGTACTCCCAAAACCCCATTATCCTCAATAGAAACATCATCTCCCTTCTTTCCTAACTTTAATAAATACATTAGCTCCTTTCTAGTTTATACTTCAACATGAAACTGCCAACATCTATATCGTCATAATGACTCACTGGAACATCAACCTCCTCGTAGTCCTGTGTCTCTTGATTAAAGTATATATAGTTTAATGTCTTTACTATCGGATCGTTAAAGTATATAGCCCTATCCAGTATCCTGTAACCATTATCTATTAACCATAAATCTATCTCCCCATCTATAGGATCCTCTGGTGAAAACTCAACGAAGTCAAGCGTCTCATACTCTAAGGTTAAATTACCCATCTCATCACGGAATATCTCCCCGTATGGAGTCTCAATACATCTCTTCATCTATACGCTTTTAAAATGACTCCCCAGCAGGTCTTACGGGATGCACAGGAAGTTCGTTAGGCAAATATAATATTTTTTATTTATATATCAGAATTGTTTTTATTTATGAGAGTGTGAGGCCCTCTCCTGTACACCCCCTACCCATACTAATCTTTTAGGCTACGCCACCTATTCTATCAAAAGCAAGTTGGTTTTCACCTTGTACAATCTATATGGAGCATCCACTACCTAGTGTGGAAGTATTATGACATTCTTCGAAACAGTAAAGCAAACAGTATCCGATATGCCAACAGCAGTAGAGGCAATGGTAGTCAAAGGACACATAGAGTACATTAGAAACAGAGTAAAGACAGGTAGAAAAGTAACCAAAGAAGAGAACGAAGAGGTGCTAAACAAAGCAAGAGTCTTCCATAGTAAGTGTAAAGACAAAGGAATTACACAAGAAAGAATCATCAAGTCAGCTAAAACAATTAAAGCAGCAGTTGTAGTTACCGAACTAACCGTGTTCGCATCAATCATCTGGGCTGTAGTCGCTGAAGACTAATATAAACTAAACTAAACACATACATTATGACTTACAAAGTAGAAACATACATCAACGGAGTAATATCAACTGTTAAATTACTTAACGAAGAGAAAGTATTAGAGTCTGTTAAGCTAACTATAGAAGACGGAAACCTTACAATATTCAATACTGGTGTCTTAATAGAAGACAACGAAGCTAGTGCGGAGGCTATACTAGAAAGAAACGGAGTTACGTACTCATATATATACTATAAACTACCACTAACCGAACTAATGGTACTACTAGAAAGGTATTAATACCCAAGTACAAGGGAGCGATTCACCCTACTCTGCCTATAATTCACTAAAACGTGGCTACTAACGTCACACAACCCATACTATAGTACTGTTAAGAAAACGGTGCGGCTGAGAACTATGTTCGAATCTACCCGTCAAAGCAGTACAATCATTTAGTATAACAATACATCATTCATTATGGAACTTACTTATATCGAAACCGTAAAATGCATAGAAGACAAGATCAACGATCTAAAAGCGTCTCACGAAGAAGCGTGTAAAGAGAAGTGTAACTCAACTGAAGAAAGAAAATATATGGCAATCTATAAGTTATACTTAGAGAAGGACATCAACCTACACGCAGTAATTGCTGACAACATTAAACTACGAAAACAAATAGAAGAAATAAAAGAATAATACTACCTCTTGAAGACATCGGTCTTATCGTGTTCGCTACACTAAAGAGGAACTAACTAATATGGAGCAACCACTACCTTAGTGTGGTAAACATTATGAGAAACAACAATTCAATTCCAGTAGAAGAGTTTAGCGATATAGCATTAGCTGTATCTATTTACAACCTAGAGGTTGAATACGCTAGACGTAGAACGGAGAAGTATAACCTTACGGAAACAGAAGAACTAGACGATCGAGTAATGGACGCATTACTAAGAATGAATCTAGAAATAGATAAAGAATAACAATACCTCTGGAACAAGTGTTCGTAACATTCATCGCTGAATGCAGAGGAACTAACTAAATGGAGATTGAACTACCTCAGTGTTCTAATCATTATGGTAAATCCTACCGAAGAAGATTTAAAAAGAATGGCTGAAGAGATGTTAAAGGAAGCTAAAGAACAAGAGAAGTTTAACTACTCTGGAGCCGAAATGTGGAGGGATACTAAGAAGGCTGCGGTCTATACCTCAACGACATTACTTATTATACTGTCTTGTTTTACAAGCGGAGAGTAATATAGTGTGGTAGCAACGTAGGGCTGCCATCAACAACTTTAAATTCTGAGTGCTCACTGTAAACTAGTCACTACGATTAGTATACAGCTGGGCAGCCAGAAAGTTGTAAAGAAACAACTGTGCTATATCATATGGAGCAAAGTATCTGATCCAAGCACATCCCTATGCAAGTCTTCAATCATAATTGGAAGACAAATATAGTAAAAGAATCGCAAAGAATTTGCGGATCGTCAAAACCTTATAAACATTAAAGAGTATTACTATGATTAAAAAACTAGAGTTCGTGATATTATTCACGTTGCTATTAGCTATGAACGTAACAATATTGTTCGTGTTCGCAGCTACATCAGAACTATTCATATTAGCATTACTACCATTCAGTGTGTATGCTATGCATTTAATCTTAAACAAATAATCAACAAACATCATGAGCAAACTAACAATCAAATACGCAGGTCAATCATTATCAATTCAAGTGACCAAGGATACATTAAAAGAAACAGTTAACAAGGGTTCAGAATTACTACTAGGCGATAGCTTAGAGTATGCTGACAAACACGAACTAGGAGAGATGTCAATAAGTAAAGGGAACGTTTACGTTTCATATCTCATCGGAGCATTAAAGACAGAGCTAACCGTAGAATATGACGGAAGTTTAAGTGCTAACGACCTTATGTTAATATTCATAGGATAAAACTAAACAAACAATTATGAAGACGCCAACAGAGTACAAAAACGCAGTCTATAGAGTAGCTGCATTTAAAGACCTTCTAGCAACACTAGAAAAGGAGAGAGATAACTACACAGTAGGTAGGAACCTCGACACTTACGAAGACATACTAGATACCATCGAAAGCACAGAGCAGTCGATAGAGGAACTAGAATCATTCATAAAAGTAGGCTATCCAGCTTGCCTTACTACTAACTCATCAATGATAAACTAATATGAAAGCAAGTGAAATAAAAATAGTCTACAAGACTAAAGTAAAAGCTAAGGATAGAATAAAGCTCACATCTTCAAAGTGTGTGCATAGATTCCTTAGAAGCATATTCGACAAAGATACAATCGAGCATATCGAGAGCTCGTATCTAGTAATGCTAAACAGGAGAAACGAAATCTTAGGATACACAAAGTTATCCGAAGGTGGAGTATCATCGTGTATAATGGACGCTAAAGTAGTGTTTCAATACGCACTAAAAGCAAATGCCTCTGCAATAATACTAGCACATAATCACCCAAGTGGTAATATGGAGGCTAGTCCAGCAGACGTAGGAATTACTACTAAGATTAAGACTGTAGGTACAGCGTTGGACTTACAATTAATCGATCACTTGATATTATCACCATCAGGAGCCTACTACTCATTCGCAGACGAAAGTCTATTATAAACAAAAGAAACTATGAACAGACCAAGAATCAAAATGTTACCGATCAGATCGAGTAACCCAAACAAGAAAACCTTCATTAAAACCCTTACTCAGTTAAAGGTTGAAACTATGAAGAGAGAATTAAGAACGTATAAAAGAAATATGTCTGTATGGGATAAGATCCTAGCAGACGTTGCTAAGCTGTAGAACTTGAGTTCGTTGGGCTATTCGTTATAGCCTACGGCAACTAATCTATTAAAGATAACCTTATGAATGAACAAGAAAAATTCTATGAGAGTCTAGAAGATTCTAGTAGACCAGTAATCATTCCTACTAACGGAGCAGACTTGCCCGATGGAATATACGATTACGTAAAAAAGCTACTATTTATGGAGCTAAACGGTGGATTCTACGAACCCGACCTAATAATACTACCTCTTACGGTGGATTCAGAACACGAAAGAGAAAATCTATACAGTACATTCAACTATGGATGTAAAGAGTATAACGTCAAGTACAAAAAAGAAATGTTCAACGTAATAATCGCAACCAACGATTAAACTTAAACTGTCTTACTGGTTAAAAGACGTTAAACTTCCCAGAACTAGCTTATGGCAAAAATCAAAGTAATGCAATGGAACAAGAGAAGAGTGTTAAACACTACTTCCAAAACAGGTAAGAGCGTGATTATCTTCACAAATAATCATGCCAAAGTACCTCAAAACATAATCAACTTAGGAACGGATGCGTTCAAAGGTTGGTTAAAGAAACAAGTCAACATTCAATTAGTGAAGGTTAAAGAAACTGCACTAAACATAAATTACTCACTGGTATCTAACGACTATGTTAGTAACTATAAACAATAAAAGCATGAAACAATTAGGTAGAATTATAAGGGTGACTACAGTAGTTGCCCTTTCAATCGTTGCTGTATGTTCAGTAACAGGATTGATAGTAGCAATAGCAACAACGCTAGCACCACTATTAATAATATTAATAATAATAGGGTTAGGAATCTTGGCAATCAAGTCATAACGCTACTATTATGAACGATAAAACAAGTTAAACAACTAAAAACTAACACATTAAGTTATGGAAGGGATAAAAATGACAACCGAAGAAGGCTTACAATCACTAGTAGACTCTCTATCAAAAAGAGTGGAAGAGGTTGGTAATAAAACCTGGTCAGTCTGCAATGCAAGTCATTATGGCTGGAGTAAAGATGAGTGGGATTATAGGCACGATATAATGGATACTCTAAGGAATAGAGGGTACAACGTATCGAGTGCTACAAACCACGGAGTATTAGATATAACTATAACTAAGAAAATAACACTTAAATAGCAAAGATATGTCACATCAAGAAGAACAAAAAGAATACCTAACCATAGCAAACGAAGCTTTGATGGTAAAGGTTGCAGAACAGGAGATTATAATCAATGCTTGCATTGGAAGTAACAACGCTCTAGTTGAGGTTATAAATCAATCATCTGAAAGACTGAGAGATATGACTCTATGGTCAGATTGTATCGGAAGCGATGAAAGAGATGAAATCGAGCGTATTATACACTTATTAAACTAAAGCTATGGAAAGCCCAGAAGAAATTAAAGATGTTATCTGTACTATGTGCGGAAAACTAACACCATCAGACGAGCTACACGATATAGATCACGATTACGGTATCTGTGAGTATTGCGTAGAGTCTAACCACGAAAAAGAATAAACTATGATGACAAATCACGAACTATTACCTTCAGGTGAATATGACTCAGTAGCCGTAGGTATATGTAGAGGTAATAACAAAGAGTATACAACCTCAGCATTCAATACGGCAGGATACCACAAGTGGAGGAGCAGAGAAGCTCTAATACAAGACTGCCTACCTAACCTAAGTCAAGAGGATAGAGAATTCCTCATCTCAGGAATATCTCCTGAAGGATGGAAAGAGCTATTTGAATAACCTAAAAACTAAACTATGAAGATTGTAATCACAAAACACGAAGGGAAAGCCATTGGATACACAATGGAAGGAGAAACAGACGAAGAGAAGTATGCCGTAAACACCGTAAGGAATCTAATCTTCCACGGATTCGATGATACTGCATTAGAATATGCTGGTAGAAGCGAAGGAGACGATAAATTCGCAGGAAAACTTAACTGGATACAAAAAAAACATCACAAATGAAGACAAAACTATCAAAGAAAGACAGAGCAGAACTTGTGGAGCGTGTAGTGTTAATACAACGCCTCGCACATGACGTAACTGCGACCTACATAGACCTATCAGGTGAGAATGTAGAGATCGAAGACAACGATTTGTTGTTAACAATTCAACTCTTAAAAGACAGAATCAATGAATTATAACGAAGGAAATAAGTTAATCGCAGAATTTATGGGATACGAATCTTATGAGTTTAGAGAATATACAATGTTCGTGTACGAAGAGGATAATCACAGGACACATATAGACCTACATTATCACACCTCCTGGAGCTGGTTAATGCTTGTAATTAATAAATGCTTAATTGGCGAGGCAGAGCAAGATGATGACACTAAAACTATAATTAGTGAGATATACGATGCTATGTGTAGTCAGAATATATCATACGCACATACGGCGGTAGTAGATTTCATTAAGAAACAAACTAAAAAGAGCTCAAAAACAATATCAAAACACAGGTGTATCCACTTACCAGATGGGGGTTATATACAAATCAAGTATGGCGAAGAAGGAGTTATATTCGACAGATACGATGAGTATGACGAACACCAAGAGTGTTATGGCTACGATATGTATGAAGAGATAAATTTAAAACCTAGTCATTATTGCAGCAGGTGCAACGGAGAAATGAGGATTGAAGATCTAGAGCATGGAGATAGATACTCAGAAGACGGAATGCTTCCTTGCCCTAATTGTCAAGAATAAAACCTAAAACCATTATGAAGAAAACATTCAAAAACCTATTCAACAGTCAGACTGGAGACCTAAAAGATCTTAGAAACTTTATGTTCGCTAAGGACTATTGGAAGGCAGTAGACAAAAACAGTGACTCTGTAAAGAGTGCTATTAATAATGCATTAGACATAGGCAGAAAGTCTGTCAAGACTACAGCAGTCATAGCTGTAACTGTAGGTACTATAATTGGCACAGCCATAGGTACAATCTTTGAGTAATAACTATAAACCTATCACAAATGACAATAACTATTTGGATTAACCACGAATATGTTATAGATTGGCGGTATTATAAAGACCACCTAGAAGACATATATAGAGTGTGTACAAAAGAGCCAGGAGGCATGGACTACGTTCAAGTAAACATAACTCCTGAAGACTATCTAAAAATCATAAAAACAAAGGAATGAAGAAGATAGGACGACCAATAAATAAGAATAAGAGTAAAAACGGAGTGCAATCCTTCGAAAGGAACTACGCTCAAGGAGCCACTCTTAGGAAACTAAAGTCAATCCCAGAGAAGCCAATCGGCTATCTAATAAACAACGGAGATATAATACAGATTACAGACGATAAAGGTAACATAGATGTTAATAACTTTATCCTCATGTACGGAACGTCTGCTCCTAAGTTTGGCGTACAAAAAGCAGACTCAGACATAAAGACTCACGCTATACCTAGAAGGTTTTAACGTGGAAACCAAGACGATATGGCTGTGTAAGTACAGAGTAAGAGCGTGGAAAGAGGTTTATCATAATAAATCTAAAGGAACCAAGCTGTCTCACTTATATACAGACTATTCGGTTGAGGGATTACTCAAAGGTAACTGCCCAAACGATTTAAAAGATCGAAAAATAAACAAGTATGCTTTTGATAGCCTCATTGAAAAATTCTCTGGTAAATACTCTGCAAAGATAGAAGTTATCGGAGATATAACAAGGCTTTCGTCTCATGGTCAAACTCAATATGAGACATAACCAAAAACAAAGACTATGAAAGTAAATGACTTCGTAGAGCAGCGCACAATTAAACCATTTGAAGACATTGAGCCCAACTTTAAGCTCACGAAAAGAATCGACATAGACGCATTAAACCATGAAGGATGCTTTAACTGTAACGATACTTGTAATCAAATGAGATTAAAGTCTGAATCATGGACAAGTGTACAACACTGCTGGAAGTGCAACCATTTAAACGTAACATACATTCAAGATAGAATGGGAGGCATTCACATGGATGTGGTAGAATGCTACACAGACAAGTAATTTTTATCGTGGGTAACACAAAAACTAACAACTAAACCAAATCATTATGAAAAATCAAGATTTAATTTCAATCGGATTAGACTTCACCGTATCAAAAAGAGAGTTGTACAGAGCTGACGAAAGAGTTAGTGTAAACGAAGAAGGGCAAATAGCAACACACTCAGAGTTTGTTGAAACGCCATGGTTCGCAACAGTAAACGACTCAACAGATGAGTCACTAGGAGTGGTAAGCGATGCATATCACGTCACTCAAAACCAATCTATCATAGAAACCATTGAAAAGGTAGCTAAAGATAACAACTACACTATAAGTCATTCAGGACCCATTAACGGAGGGAAACAATGTTTCGTTCAGTTAAGGCTAGAGGACGAAGTTAAGATCGCAGACGACACGCTAGTGAAGTTTGTAATAGCAACCTGGGGGCATGACGGAAAGCATGGTGTAAGAATAGGCTTTGGTAACAAAGTGGTAAGTTGTGCTAATCAATTCTACCAATTCCATAACCAAGCTCAGTTCAAGATGCGTCACAACAGTACCATCGAAGAACAACTACTATCCATACCTCAACGTATAGCTGCCAATCAAGAAGCAGAAGAAGAGGTTTATAGTAAATTTAAAGAATGGAGTAACATAGAAATCTGGCAAGACAGAAAGCTAATAGACTTCAAAGATAATATGTGGAAAGACCTTTCAGGTATTGACAGAGCGATGAGTCGTAACGAATATGAAGAGCATTACTCATCTAGAAAGATCAACGCAGCGATGGACTTACAACAGTCTATCAATACAGAGATGGGCGTTCACGGACAAACCTTATGGGGATTATTCAACGGAGTAACACACTTCGTAAACCACAAGAAGTCAGTACCTAACAGAGCATTCGGTAGAGACGAATCACTTATGATAGGTGGTGGAGCTAAGATGTCTAGTAAGGCATTCGCTAAGATAGACGCATTTGTAGAGGCACTTTAATAATAATGGGAGGGTTCACGCTCTCCCTATAACAACCAAACTTATGTTTAAAATAGTAGGAAGTTACAAAGGTAGACCGTTTGAGGAAATAGATATAGCTAAAGACGAAGAAGAAGCTACTTACATGAAGGAGCAGTACGAGATAGCCTACGGCAACGAATGGGTTATACTATACTATAACAACGAATAGAGAGCAAGCTACTAGAACGCTGCATAACAAGTCCTAGCTCCACAACTGCTAGAGTGAATGGAGTTAGGCAGACCTACGAGAGGTAACTGCGTGAGTGTTACCAAATTATTTCCTTAATCGGGATTTAAAAGTCGGTGTTGGGGAGGGCGGGATTCCTTCCCAACCATGGACTAGGTACCACTAGGATAGAGATAAATTCTTGTCTCAAATATAGGAGATAATAGAGACAATTGAAATAAATTAGGCGATGTATACAGAAATAGCAGGAGCAATATCAGGAATACTTACAATAGTATTCTTTATTTTCATTATTTACCAACTAAAACAAGACTAAGATGGACTTACGAAATATTACACTACGAATTGAGGCTTACGTTAATGAACGAGTAGTAGAGGAGTTGGAGAGTGTTTTGAATCGAACAGATAAAGGTAGCATCTTAGAGGAACACTTAATAGAAAGAATTCAACAACTAAAACAAGACTAAGATATGAACAAAATGAATTATTATGCTAGTCAATATAAGCACGTTGCTAGTATTAAACCTAATGACTGTAGACAATGGTATGTAAATATGAAAGGAGTTAGTAGAAGTAAGTTTAAAACAGAACGAGAAGCTGCGATTGCAGTAGACAAACTACTAATAGGACGAGGTAAAGAACCTGTAAATATATTAACTAGAGCTAGGAGAAATTAAGATGAGCGAAAGAGATATAGACCACTTACTAAGTATTGGCTATTGGATACAGATAAGCCCTCTAGCAAACGCAAGTTCAGGTTGGATTTGTGGTGTGTATAAGAGAGGTAAAAAGACAGGTAATTGGATTACAGAATCTTCTAAACAATTCGCTACACCACACGAGTGTTACAATTGGGCTGACGAAGAGATAAACGAATTACGAATCAAATATAAATGATATGCCAGATATAGCGATGTGTGAAGGTGGTATGTGCCCTATAAAAGAGACATGCTACAGATTTACTGCTGATCCTAGCGATTATCAATCATATTTTGGTAACCCGCCATTTAAAGAGTTAAACGGAAAGCCCACGTGTGAGTACCACTGGGAAAGAGAAAAATTAACACCTAAAGACAAGTAAAATGACACAAGAAAACATTAATGACCAAATTACAAAAGCATTAGACCAAATTACAGAAGCTTTGGTAGGTGGAGGTAAAACTAGAGATGCACTATACCAACTCATACAGCTTGAGAGTGCTAGAGTAGACTCAGTCGAGGATAAATTAGATATTCTTATGGGTGAGAGAGGTGCACGTATAGCGGACGAAGATACAGATGAACAGCTAGAGAGTAGGGTTAAATCTTTTGAAGAGTCTATAAGTTGTTATCTAGATGAGGAACTTGACTTAATAGCTGATGCCACTATAACACCTAAAGCATTATTAGACTTAGGATTTACAGAAGAGTACCAACCACCTATAGATGGGATGGCTGGGTTTATTTACTACAACTTCTCTAAACATGGAATAGATTTACTATCTAATGCCGTAAGTAATGAAGAGCCCTTGTATGTATTCTTTGAGAATCAATTTGAGATACATAACCTACGAAAGCTAGGAGATTTTATATTATCACTAAACGAATTGTAACCAACTAAACCAAATCATATGAAAACTATTGCAGAGTACAACCTAAATCAGTACCTAGACTACGAGGTAGATGCCTACATGAGTGAGAAACCCGAATTCATAGAGAGGTATGAACACTACAGGTCAAAAGAACTTGACAAGCTAATAGGAAGCCTTCAGGTATCAGAGATTACTAGAGAGATTATAGAAGATATTATCTGGCAAGATGAGAACCTACCTGGAGATGCTTATGAATACTTCGAAGAAGAAATGAACAATTACTTCGGAGATTACCAAGGAAAAACTGCCAAAATAGAAGGTAAGAACATGGGCTGGAGAAATAGGACTGGAGAGAAGGAGATAGAGATCGACGATGGCGTAGACATATTCAAGGCTATAGCTGTCAATTCAGACCTAACATTCAAGATCTGGAGCGAAGACGAAGAGGGCGTGTATTACGCAACAATGAGTCATCACGATTCACCTATGGGAGAGTCATATACAATAATCATTAAATAACCGATATGAAAACTTACGCAGTAACATTCATTCCAACTAGATATTCAAACGAAGACGATCCATGTGACTACAAAGAGTGGAAACCTGTAGATGCTGACTCTGAGAAAGAGGCGGCTCAGATTGGAAGAGAAACTCTAGGAAATGTAATACGAGTATCAGAATTAACAAACTATTAACAACCAATTAAAACCAAACAATTATGGGAGCATGTGATTTTTCAAGATTACAATTAGGCAAATTCAAAACAGCTAGAGAAGCTTATCGTGAAGCAGTAGAAGATGCAGAGTACGAAGACGGACACGACTCGTACAACGGTACTATAAGTACTACAGATGGATTTTATACTAGAACAGACAACCCAAGATACGGAACGGCAGCGTTTGATAAATGGGAGGAAAAAAAACTATCAAGCTTAGATAAACGTGATTGTGTATGCGTAGAAATAACAGGAGCCGTACTCAAGCGAATGAAAGAGCGTAGAGGCATGAAAGGAAAGAAAGGTATAAGAGCTTTCTATTTCTTTGGAATGGCAGCCTGCTAAATACTTACACCAATAGCATAGACTACTATCATTATAAGTGCGTAAACTAGTTTAGTGAATTTATTCATACCACCAATATAGTGTATAGTAGTCTTCTCTATGTTAACTAAACATTAAATAACCAATTATGGGAGAGATAGTATTAACTCCATTTGAATTAATATTCAAAGTAATAAGGACAGAACTTAAAGTTCAAATCCAAGAGATGAAAAGCAAGGATAGACGCAGGGATATAGTAGAGGCAAGACAGATGTTTTGCGTACTAGCCAGGCGGTACACAATCGAAACAACCACAACCATAGGTGCAGCTGTAAATAGAGACCATTCAACGGTTCTTTATTCTATACACGCAATGCTAGGATTGTGCGCTTCAAACGTTAGACTAGGAAGAGCTAAGTCTCGTATGGAAAAAAGTGTATTAGCTCAGCTAAGAAACTCAGTCAAGATAACCATATGCGATCACTGTAAGCAACCTATTCACGATTAAAACTAAAAGATGCGAGATACAAGCATAATAGCGTACAAGGAATTAAAGGAAAGCGGAGAGATAAATCGAATGGAGGGCTTAGTCCTCTTGGCTTTAGCAGACCTAAACGGAGCGGCAACCAACGCTCAATTAGCAATTCATCTTGATATTCCAATCAACCAGGTAACTGGTAGAACCAACAGTCTTGAGAAGAAGAGTATTATCGAAGCTCACAGGCAAGTTAGAAACCCTGTTACTAAAAAGCTTAACTGGGAATGGAAAATCAAAATCAACCTACAATTATCAATTAACTAACCAACTAAACAACCAAATTATGCCAAACTGGTGCTACAACAGCCTGAACATTTCAGGAACAAAAGAGGATATGACAAAGTTTTACAACGCACTGTCTATCAAATTAGAATCAAACATGGACGGAGACACCGTTGAGAAAGAAGGAGTTAGACTCTTCGACTTCAACGACTTCGTAGAGATGCCTGAAGTATTAGAAATAACATCTGGATCCAACACAAACGAAGCTGTAGCTTGTATAAAAGCAGAAAGCTTTGACGATTGGACTGAGATAGATAGATACTTAGGTTGGGATGCCTGGACGGAGACGGCAAACGTAAACCCCGAAGACGAACTAAGCGTTCGTAGACAAACAATGCTAGATCATTGCCTTGGCGAGCTTAGTAAAGTAGACTTCGAGAATGGATTACAGTTCCTTGAGAACGTAAAGACTTACGGGGCTGGAACATGGTACGACTGGTGCTGTAACAACTGGGGTACTAAGTGGAATGCTTGTTCCGTATATGTACATCACGCAGTCGAAGACGAGTTAAGCCTTTCATTCGAGACAGCATGGAGTCCTCCAATCCCTGTAATCGAAGCTCTTATAGAGCAACACCCAAATCTATTTGTAGAGATGGAATATAGCGAAGAAGGTATGGAATTCGCAGGGAGAATGGGTTCAGACGGCGGAGTAGCATTCTATCACGATGCAGAGATTAAGTACTTAAGCTCTTGCTGTAAATCAGACATGCAAGCAGAAGGCTGGACTGAGAAAGCTGAGGAACTAAAGCTAGAAGAGTACGAGAACTGCCCTAAGTGCCACGAAGAGTGCGATCAGGAAACAGAATTTATTTACGACTAACCAAACCAACCAAATCATGAAGAATTTTAATCTAATGAGGTTAATGGACTCTTGCTGTGTAGATATAGACAGAGAGTACTACGACGAACTATTCGACTACCTAATAGACATAGATGTAGACTTGAACGAGTTAAACATCGATGATTTAGTAGTTAACGGAATCCAATTCCTAGAAGACGGAGAAGATACCGAAGACTACTACGTCCTAAAAGAAACGGACGACGGAAACTGGGTAATATAACTAACAACTAAAAACCAAACCAATGAATAACTTAAAGTTTATTAAAGGAAACGTTACGGCGGTAGACACAACAGGGATTGACTTATTGTTAACCCCAGAAGATGTCAAAAATCTAAGTACTAAGAATGGCTTTCTTGCTGTATCCGTAAGGATCGGTAAAGATGGCAAGCCTTACGCTTATAAAGCAACGAAGAGGTTAGCCCCACTGAAGGTGGATATAGTGGATGAAATCTACGACCTGGCTAGAATCTCCGTAGAGGAGATGCCTCACAATCAATTAGACGCAGTATCCGAAGCTATACATCAACAAGAACACAAAGAGGTCAACGACCATCTTAATATTGAGGTAGTAAAGATGTCAGACTTTATTTCGGACTTTAACAGTAATTATAAACCAGAAAATCAACAATAATGATCTACGCAATAAACATAGTGATATTCGTGTCAATAGCAATAGCAATCTATCAGACGATGGATTTTATAGTAGAACTAGGAAATGCAATCATCGGCGCCATGAAAAGTGAAGATGAAAATGCATACCTAGATAATAGACACTTACTATCTAGTTGGCTATTAGTGCTTGTTTGCTTATTCGTTAAATCTGTAACACTTTAAAATGAAGGAGGTAGTAGCAATATCATACTTAGGGGCATTACGCCAAGCAGGATTGGAAGACGAGCTAATATACGACTCTTACAAGCCTAAAAGGGGTAATGTTTCTATATGGTGTGATAGACTAGAACGTATAAATAGAAATACAGGAATGACTCCTAGACTACGTGGTTTACACGGAGAAGTAAAGGCTAGATATGGCAAACTTCTACTTAAGGATTATCATAACGCTAAAACTAAATACGTTGTAGTAGAAATGCTTGGAGCAGAGCTAAAACGCTTCAAGGAAACCCACGGAATGAAGTGGAGTAGGCAGAAAGTCTACAGATTTGTAACCTTTAAATAACCAATTATGTTCAAAGAAATCATGTCAAACCCCGTATCAAAGCTTTTAATTCAAATAGGAGTAGCTTATATAGGGGTAACGCTTGTAAGTCAGCTGATGTTAGTGATAACGGCTATCTACGCACCCTACGTAATAGGTGTGCTACTAGTAATTATAGCCATACTAAACGTGAAAGTTCAAGGCTTGTCTAAGTAACCAATAATTCGTATCTTCACGTGCCTATGAAAAAGTCAAAGATAAACCAGATATGCGAAGAAGTTGCTTACGACTTAGAGATTGACACTAAGCTAGTTAAGCAAGTAATAGCTGAATTATTTGTAGAAATATCATCGACAATTGTCCTCAAGAAGCAACACATATTACTCAGAGGCTTTGCAAAGATAGTCATACAGGGAATAGCTAAGACTAAATACAAACCATTCGATCCTATGCAGTACGAAACTCGTGCTGAAGAAGATTGGGTAAAAACAAATAAGAATGATAAAGAGTAACGATGATTTAATTAAAGCATCAGCAGAGAGAGCTGAAGAATCTAAACAAGATACATTAGACTCCTGGATAACAGACCTTGAAACTAAGGATCAACCAGAAGCTTGTAGTATCGACAACGAAGATTGCGAGGCGTGCGGTGCATAAGCTACGCTAACAAACTATTTAACTAACCATTAAAAACCAATATCATGGCTAAAACTAAAGCAGAATTGATGAATGACCTGTTTAAAAAGTGCAACCTCACAGGAGAAGATGTACATAAACATAAATTCTATACCATAATCACAAGGTCAGGTATAGAGAAGGTTCAAGCAGCTTATAATATAAACATCTGCTACGACATCGTAAAGTTATCCGACGACCACAAACACTGTCTAATAAAGGCAGTAGGTATTATGGGCGATGCTAGAACGGAGACATACGGAGAGTGTTCACCTAGTAACAATCAGAATGGCTATCCAGTCGCTATGGCTGAGAAACGCGCCTTATCCCGTATCGTACTTAAACTTGCAGGTCTATACTCGCAAGGTGTCTTCGGAGAAGATGAAGCAGAGGACTTCGCTGCGTCTAAGAACGTAAAGATTAAGCTAGACAAGAAGACTTTCGATGCTATGATTAGTGCTGCATCAACTCATCCAGAAAGAGTGTCTGAGGCTATGGCTAAGTACTCTATGACGGAGAGTCAAGAGGCAGAGCTACTCAAAGAAGTTCACGAGAATATATAAACATTACCTGGGAGAGGGATAATCTCTCTCCCTATTTTTAAACCGAGTCAAACATAAAAGACTCACAAACCATTTCATATGTCAAACTTACAGATTACAGGAACAATCAAATCAATCGGTGAATTACAATCAGGTGTATCAAAATCCACCAACAAAGAGTGGAAGAAGCTAAACTTCGTCGTTGAAACAACAGGAGAATACGCTAAGTCTGTAGCATTCAACCTCTTTGGAGGAGAGAAAGTAGATAACTTTGTTAAGTACAACAAGGTAGGTCAATTAGTAGACATCAGTTTTGATGCAGAATCAAGAGAGTATAAAGGTAAGTACTATACAGACCTTAATGCTTGGAAGGTGTTTACCAATAAAGGAGAGAAAACAGCAGCTCCAGAGACCGCAGGTGCATCAGCTCCAGTGGATCATGGAACAATGCCTTTCTAGATAGATATGCTCCTGAACGGTCCGCCAAGTAGGGAGCAGATTTATTTTCATATCTTTACAATATGGAAGAGAGAACATTTTTTATACCACTCAGCACACCTTCATCTAAGAATGGTAAGCGCTGGACTGGCAAGCACATGATTCATTCAAAGACAGTAATGAACTACATTAAGAATACTAAACCCTACTGGGAGCAGTACGCTGAAGAGTTTAGGTCTATCATTGACGGATTAGAAAAACCTGTACACATATCGTTCAAGTTTATACGAGGAACACGCCACAAGTTCGATTACGTTAATCCACTACAAACCGTACAAGATCAGATGACCATATACGGATGGATACACGACGACAACTGTGACGAGATAATGCCATCGTTTGGAACTTACGTTTACGATAAGGAAAAGGCAGGGTGCCACATAACCATATTAAAAACCAATAAACCAACCAAAGATGAACCGAGAACTGATACTGAAAACTCTGGGTAAGATAATTAAGGATGCTGAATTCTTAATGAACGTAGTTACATCGAAAGATGGATACGAACCTAAAGAGAAGGTAATGTCAAGTTACACACAGGATTTCCTAGACTTCTATAAAGCCTACGGGATAAGCAAGACTAAGAGTCAATCGTTTATCAAGTGGAAACAACTAAACAACCAACAGAAAGCTACTATAATGGAGTTAATCCCATTGTATCATAATGCTTTTGAGGAGAAGTTCAGAAAATATCCGAACAATTTCCTCGCTAATGGTAGCTGGGAAGATTATCTATATCTATTAGAAACCAACAAAGAGTACAATGATCGAGTGCAGAAAGTCGCAGACGCTCAGAGGGAACGCTTAGATTCATATAACTTCTAATGGAGCATAAGATAAACTCTAAGGAAGAGGTTTCCGAGTATCTAAATCATGTCTATAACAATGGATATAACAAAGGCTTGTCTACTGGGATTCCCTGGCTAGACAAACACTACACCTTCAGAAAGGGTGAGCTTGATGTTATAACAGGGTTTGCCAACATAGGGAAGACTACAGCTATTTTCTACTTAATGATGTTAGCATCGGTAAAGTATAAATGGAAATGGCTATGCTACTGCCCTGAGAATGAACCTGTTGGTGAAATGGTAATAGACCTAGCAGAGATGTTTATAGGAATGACTGCCGACAAAACTAAGTCCGAAAGGATGGATAGGCCAGTATTTGATGCTGCCTGCGTTTGGGTAATGGAACACTTTAAAGTGGTATCGTTCCCCAACACACCAACAATCTATGATGTAATGGAAGTATTCCAATCAGAATTAGATACTGGTGATTTTGACGGATGCTATGTAGATCCAATGAATGATCTAGCCATCAACAGGTCTATGAGTAAGTACGACTACTACTATCAAGTACTGTCAGACATACGTAGATTCAAGCAGAAGAACTTTGTAAAGTTTATACTAGTAACACATGCTGTAACTAAAGCTGCTAGAGAAAAGAATCAAGACGGAACAACACCTGCACCATCACACTACGACGTAGAGATGGGAGGTATGTTTGCGAATAGAACGGACAACTTTATAGTTGTACACAGGAACCCAAACTCAGATGATTGGAGCGACACACAACTTCACGTAAGGAAGATTAAGTTCCAGAAGCTTGTAGGTATTCCAACTCAGGAAGATGAGCCTGTAATACTCAGATTTGAGCCTAAGATATGTAGGTTTAAATCTTTAAACAAAGAAAAAATGGTATGGGAAGATGTTCTACAAAAGAATACCATGGACTTTATTGATTCTAAAAAGAGTCAGATTGTGCCAGAAATCTTCGACATTAATAATTTACCATTCTAAATAATTACGCTATGGGAAAGACAAAAGAACTTGCAGCTAAGCAACAGCAAGAAGAACAATTTAGAGATTCTCCGTTAGGGAAAGCTATCACGGAATTAGAATCGCATGTAGAAGGACATCTAATAGGGATGTTTGAGGCTGCTGGAGTAACAGTAAGCCCAACCATGAAAGAAGCTATGATGACAAACTTCATCGGAGCTAGTCATGCTGCTGGTACTATACAACGTCTTGTATGGGAGCAAATGGACTTTCAAGCCAAGCAAACAGCCGAAGTAGCTACAGCCAAACCAGAGAAGGCAGAAAGAAAAGCTGCTAAAAAAGAGGCAGTTAAAGCTAACAGACCTAGAGGAAAGATGACTGTTAAAAAGTAATCCTAGCAATAGCTTGACAATCTGATTATATAACCTATATTTGGTGTATGATTTGGTTGTCATAATTGTTGGTTATTCAATTGGTTAATAGAAAGAGGGCTTCGGCCTTCTTTTTTATGCCTTAAACATTTTAAAACAAACACGATGAAAACAACCAAAAAGTTTACAGAAAGCCTTGCTGACGATAAAGTATATTTCGCAGACAAGACACACGTTAGTTGCTCGATGCTAAAGAACTTACTTAAGTCTCCAGCAGATTTCAGAGCATACTTAGATTCTCCACCCGAAGCAACTCCTGCTATGACATTCGGTAGTGCATTTCACTGCATGGCATTAGAACCTCACAAGTTCAATGACCAATTCTACATATTAGATACAGAGCTTAGACCTGAAAAGGAAAAAGGAATGACGTCTACCATAAACAAGAAATGGAAGATGGTTGAGTTAGCCCACGCCCAGTCTGCTGGTAAGAGTATAATAACAGTGAAAGACCTAGATAAGATTGACGCTATGTGTATG